TTTCTTGACAAGCTTGCCTATGCTTTTACCAATCTTGCCTATTGCTTTTCCTATCGACTTTACTATGCTACCCATAATCACTCCTACGGAAGTATAAAATTATCTCCAATCTTTACTGCTCCCATTCTTTCGTATAGTTTTTTAGTTCTTTCTGAATCACCAATGCCTGAAGAAACCCCTAACATTATTTCCTTTACACCGGGATTCTCTTTAGCCCAACCAATAAAGCGCCTCATCAATTTAGCGCCCCACCCCATTCCATTATCCGTAACGTATAGGATTAAATCGGTTGCTTGCTTTCTTCTAGAGTACCAAAGCTGGTGCGTTACGCCGATGAATATCCCTTCGACACAACCACTCAACTCAACAACTAAAACTAAATGCTCTCTAGAGAGGACGCATACTTGTATATTTTTGCGTACTGTTTTTGCATCTAGCGGAACATCTTTAGAGATGGAGGACTCGTGAGCCTCTTTACAAATCTCTATTATTCTTGTTATATCCCCTTCCTTTGCCTTCCTTATCAACCCCAAGGTCGCCAGTTGTTATACCACTCTGGCGTTACTGCATTAAACGCCCAATCAGCAGAGTCGGTACCCATTGGAGTTGTGGCGATATTGGCCCTAGCATTTATAACGCTTGCCATTAATTGAGTGTTAGAACTTAACTTGCCCAATGCCCATTGAGTAGCGTTATTCAGCCTTGTAGTCACTTCATTATAATACGCATCGTTTGCCTGAGCTTTAAATGCATTAGTGGCAGTCTGATTGCTCTGTTGCATCTGGAAATAAGTGTTCGCATCGTTCTGAGCAATCGGCATCACCACATCCATGATTGCTTTCATAACAGCCTCTTCAGCCATGGTGCTATTAGCAGTCCCTGTTTGGTTCATTATCTGCATAGCTTTAGTTCTAGCAGCCTTAAACAAAGGGTTATTCTTATTGATCATTTCAGTTATCTGAAACTGCATTGTCGATGGATCATTTACAGAATCCAGAAAGGCGTCTGTTGGTTTGGAGTTTATATAAGTGTTGGGATCGCTTGGATCACCAGTTGGAGGACCAGCCCAGCTGGGTTGGTCTCCACCCGGACCATCCGTGGTGGTTGCGTCTGGAGCTCCCTGATACCTTCTTACTCCAGTACCCCAAGGCACTTGGGTTGCGCCCTGATAAGTTCCTGCATGTAAAGCTGAAGACTCTCCATAATGGGCTTGACCAAACGACTCCTTGGTGCTGGTACCCCCCATTCTGTCATTCCAGTATTGAGCTTGCTCGGATGGAGACATTCCGTGTGCATTACTAAAAGCGCTCATATCCCCACCCGTGTTGTAGGCGTTGATCATGTTCCATGCGTTTGTAAGGCCGGGATATTGATCTACATAATTACCGTAATTATCAACCGTCTGGTCAGCAGGATTAACCTTGAGCGGACCTGAAAGTTTTCCGGCAGTAAATGTTTGTCCTGAGTTTGTGTGTGGGTGTGTGCTTCCTGCTGCTGAGGCTTGTGGTCCACTCGTCGCTGGGGATGAAGCAGGAGTTGAAGCTGGGGATGAAGCGGGGGGTGGAGCGGGGGCTGCAGCAGCCTTTTTCCACACCGTGGAATACTCAGGCACTCCTTCATAAGTCCCGGTTTCAACTTCTGTCTTAACGTATCCAGCAGCCTTTTTCTTTTTTTCTTCTTCTTCCTCCCACATAGCGTCACCCGGTTGGGCCATTGCTATGGGACCATCGACTTCAGTGTCATGCCAATAGAATTCGTCCTCTTCAACCTGACCATCAAGGCCGATAACCATACGAGTGTGGATTTTGTGTAAACTCATCTTCTCATTCCTCTTGGGGAGTATTCAACAACAGCGCCTTGCAGCGTGATAGGTTTGTCATAGATAGAACTATTCTTAATAATCAACCCCATGTTCATTCCGATCCCATTTATTTTTAGTCTTTCGGATGCCACCACCGTGAGGCCGGTAGCTGAGTTGCTAATGTCGTCTTCGTTCCAATCGTCCCTGCTCACCGTTATCGGGTAAGGGCTCGACACAGGGGAAGTCTTTGGGCTGTATGTTCCACCATAATCGTAATCAGGATAAACAGTAAGTGTGGTGGATGTGTCAGCATTGATTTCTAAATTGATCTCTCTAAATCTCTTCCTGATTCCGGGGCTGTCGTAATGGTAGTAGGCAGTCCTGATAAACGAATCAACCGCATCCCCATCAAAACTTGTGCCAGAATCTATCTTCCTAATATACCCGTCAGTAAACCCAGCGAAACACATTTCAAATCCGTTGGAGTCTTCACCAGAACAAGTGCATACTATTTGATGCTTTAGCGTAAAGGGAAGTATTCCCATGTTCTTCCTATTAAGGAAGGTGAGCTCAAGCCCGGTCTTGTCATCAAAGAATATTCTGTATTGGTTCTTTGCTCTAACCCTTAAAGACGTAACGGTGTTGTCTTTCTTTTTCTGTATGTAGGACTCAATCCTGTCAGACGCTACAGAGTTTTGAAAGTCGCCGAAATTATAAACTGTGTAAAGGGAAGTCAATCCGCGATCATCTAGAAAGAAGGTTTGCTCCATCTTCTGGATGGTTCTCTCAATAGCTCCGGTTCCGCTATTAAACTTCTTTAGCGCCCAGTTAGCAGAAGAAGACCCATACAATATAAAGGTGTTGTTTCTTGTAAACACAGACATTGTATTGGTGACTGAATCACCAGTCTCCACCATAAATCCAGAAACTTCATCCCCAACCCCTAATTCAGCAGCTCCAGTTATAACGCTCCATTGGTTTGGATACATTATACTAGAGTGCTGTATTGACCCGTTGTCGTAAGAATAAAATAGATGGTTGACATGACCAGCTAGATGCTTTGGTTTGTCATCATCCATTCCTGTGTATATCTTATAGAAGGTGGTTCCATCGTAACCAAACCCTTTTCCTACAGTATTCACACCCCACATGGATTCACCAGAGGTGTCGCCCAAGAAGTTGTAATTGAAGAACTCATAAGTTCCATCAGGATCTAGCGTTTGGTCTTGCACCACTCCATTGGCGACGGCAATCTTTACTTCTGTTGGTTCTGCCGCGCCGTTTACCAAAGCCCTTAGAACGCCCCCAACATGAAGCTCTTCGCTGTTTGTGAAGACTGTCGGAGAAGCGCTAACATTCTTTACTGAAATATATCCAGCAGCAGTACCTGAGCCCCAAACTCCAGAAGCCAAAGTAACACTCGTTACTACCGCTGTTTTACCAGAGGTGGCTCCAGTGAGTGTATCTCCAGCTACTATCTCAACTGTTCCAGTATCAAACGCGAGAAGAGCCATCTGCAAGTCTTCATCGTCTTGGAAGGTGCCTGTTATGTTTGTAAACACCATCGCGCCTTTTGCGCCAGTCTCCCAAAGACCAGAATAAGAGATAGCCATGAGGTCACCTTCTGCGCTACTGGTTGCTCCCTTTATCGTGGTAGGGGTTCCAACATTACCGGGAACTGGTTCACCGTTTATGGTGGTTCCATCAAACTCTAAAAACTGATCAAAAACAACTTCTGACCATCCTGTAGAGGTGGTCTTATACATCCCAGCAGTCGCTCCTCCCGCTTTGTTTCTGAAGCCGTAGACATCTCCTTTAAATACCCAGACTCCATTTACGTTCCCCTCTCCGGGGACTACACCTATAAGCCTTCTTTGGTCTTCTATAAGAGTCTGCAGCTCAGTTAGGAGGGTAGCATCTACAGTAGAGTCTCTTTTCTCTGGAGCCCCATAAGCGAAGGACGTTGCATAAAGCCCCATTAGCCAACCCTAAATACTGACATTTGACCGTAGTGCATTTGAAAGTTTTCTGGGTTACTAGCGTGTCCATTCTTTACTTGAGCTAAAAGGTCAGTATAGTCAGTATGCCCTGTCGTATTAATTATTCCATTAACAGATGCCATATTATCTACAGTAGCCGTTGTTCTTTGAACAGAAGCATCAAACCCCGGATACACCACACTTCCGCCATCCGCTTGTGTAGCAACCCTGAAAGTCCATACAACAGTATCAGTTCCTGTCATTGCGAATGACACTCCAAGATTGACCATAAAGAACCCTTTGTCATAGATTCTTATTCTGTCATTGGCAAAGTCAGAGTCAGAACCAACTAATGTAGCGGTTACAGTCGCTGTATCATCTACAGCATTAGCGCCAGCGCCGTTTTTATTCCAATCTATTGTTGCAGTAGCGCCTGACGCGACTGCTTGACTAGCTGGTGTTCCTGACTTAGCGACTAAACAAGCATAACCTCCCATCCCAGACTCAACAAACTGTCTAAGCATCTGAGCTGTAACAGCCCCAGTTGTATTGTTTGCAAAGCTAGTACCAGTTAAAACTGATCTTTCTTTTCTTAGTGCTGTTGGTGTTCCCATTTATGTAAACTCCACATCAAAGTCGCCACCGAAGGCGCTGTCTTTGTTTAAAAAATATAGTTTCTCTCCATCTTGAAGAGTGCCGCTTGTTACAACAAAATAAATATATCCCTCACCATTATTTGTTCTAAATGTTCCAGCGCTTGCATCGCCAGTAACATCTTCTAATTGGGTGAGTAAAACTGTTCCAGTTGCGCCGGTGGTTTGCCCCTTTACCATGTCACCAGTAGAGGGAGCGTTCCTGTAGAATGCCGTGCTAAAGGCGCTGCTGTAAGTAGGGTATGTAATACTTCCTACAGTAAAAGGAATCCTATAATAGGGTTCAATCTCTGACGGAAGTGTTTGTCCATCGAACCTCTCATAGCCATCTATCCTTCTATAACGTCCGCGAATATCAACTTCAAAGTTATCTGCAGCAATCAACTCCCCCGGCTGTAGAGACATAGCCGGAGACTCCATATTGATGCCTCCCTCAAAAGGAAAATACAGGGTGCTCAATTTAGCTTGAGGAATTCTTCTTCCAGCAAGTTTACTCGTCATTCAGGCGTTACCGTAAAGTTTGACAGGTCTTGCGCTCTTGAAAATCTCCTGTTCTTTTGTCTTGGTAATTGATCCGCCTCCAACTTGTCCAGCAAGTCTTCAAACTCATTCAAAGAGCCAGCCATTATTTCTGGAGCATCTTCGTTTTCCGCATAATACATTTTTGCCCTAGCAATTATGATTTTATGGAATCTAACAGGGATAGCAGAGACAGATGAGTCAGCAGTTAATTCTGTAGGAGTTGTCCAGTAAGTTACGCTAACCTTAGTAATGGAGTCTGGCGTTGGGTACATGTCAATTTGATTGTCCGGCTTAACAGAAAATACTTCTGGCGCTCCTGCGGCAATAGAACCCAGCTTGTATTGGAGGTTATATTGGTCCCACACAACGTACTCTAACTCTTGATAATTGTCGGTTGCCTTGTCCCAGATAATTTCGTCAAGTTTCCAGTTACCAAGGTCAGCGGGTGTCACTAGGGTGGAGGTTCCAGCAGCCGACGAAATGCTGCCTTCCTTCCATAGAAAGTCCCAATCAAACCATCTGCTTTGAAGGTCATTATTGGCTTGCTTTATATACCTTACGACAGAGTTTTCTTCTTCAGACAAGGTAGTTGAAGTTACCGACGATGGTCCAGTACCGGGTATACCGATATCTCTCGCCATGTCTTGGCATAGTTGTAAGTATGTGCTCATTTAATATGTCTCAATATATCCTCCACAACTCTATTTGGAGCGATATTAGCAGCGCATAAAGCGCCCCCCGTTTTTACATCCCTAGTACAACTTTCAAACCCCCTGCTATGCATCTTATGGCATGGAAAACAGGGGCAATCTTCAGGCTCAAAAGTGGTGGAATTCACCCAATGCTTAGACATGTTTTCTTTTGAGGAGTGAGATAGCAATACAGCCGTATGGTTATCGAGCATAGCTGAAGCATTAACCACTCCAGTCTCAGGACCAATAACAATATCGCATTGCTCTACAAACGAAAGGGTTTCTCTCACGGTCCATTTTCCAGACTTGGTGATAACTCTTTTTTCCTTCTCCCAACCTATCTCTAATAATTGGCAAGCATTGTCCCCTACAGTGATAAAAACAACATCCTTTTTGCTTGAGAGGACATCAGCCATCACCGCATCCGTCCAAGGATAAACCTTATGAACGGACGAACCCGCAAGAACCCACATCACTACACTCTTCGCTTTAATGCTCTTTCGGTAATCGGAGGCTTTTCTCTTTTCTTTTTTGGTCGGGTAAAATCTAGGATTAAACTTATACGGCATACCCGCCAAATCATGAGTGTGCTCCAAATAATTAGTATTACACTGCTGATGAATTTCTTCTTTTGTTCCAGAGTAACCCTTGCTTTCTTGAACCCTTATTTCTTTACCTAACACCCTCTCCATCCTGTTAGGCATCAATAGAAGCGTTCCCTCTATTGATTCACAAAGCTGGACGAATTTATCAAAACAAGGAGATACTTTTTCCCAGTATTCTGTAAGTCTAGTTGCTGGGATTTGGTCAGTTTTCTGAACTAACAATTCATCTATATTAGGATCACTTCGGTACAGCTCCTTCCCTTGTTCTGTTACGTTAACACAAACTCTGTAACCAGACTCTTTAAGAATAGGGAACAACGATGCAGAAATTATTACATCTCCTATCGCCCCGTACCGTACAACACACGCAGTTTTTTCGCTGCGCTTACCCCCGAAATCTTCAAGAGTGAAATCATTTAATTCCTTATCAGGAACATTAATTACTTTCACTAGAACTCTAAATTCCAAGCACCAAGCAGATCCCCATCAACTCTAACCATATTGTTAGACGATTTTTGTGCGCGACGGAATTCTTTCCCTCGTTCACCAGACATTTCTTCTATTGTATAGAAGCCTCTACCCGCTACATCAGAATGACCATAAGCCTCATCTGGGCTTTTAGCTTTCGGATTACCATCTAAGTAAGCGCTGATTACATTAATTTTCATATCGCATTATACCCTTGTTTTTTTGCTCCAGCCATTAAGTAGCTCCAGTGATAAAATAAAAGCGGGATCATCCGAAGAATCACCCGCTCTCAAATAGTTTACTTATTAAGCAAACTCAAACTTCCCACGATCAGTGGAAATGCTTTTGTGGACAACTCCGATTGGCATCTGGTTCGGCCCATGAGAAGCAAGCGCCAAAGACGCAAGCGTCTCCTTTGCTACATCTTCCTTTGAAGACAAACCATTTGCTGGAATTTTACCACTTGCTGTATCTTTAGCCATAATAGCCTCCTAGTACCATTCAATCATAATATGGTAGTGAGCCTTGCCAGCGGGGGTGCCGCCAGTAGGTGCTACCAATGTGATGTGAACGTCGGTATCAGCAGGAAGAGCTTCCAACACTAGGTCAGC